ACCGTGACGGTGCGGCCATCCACAGCAGTAACAGTGCAAGGACAGCACGTGTGCAAATCGCTTTGCGCCGCTTCAATGAAGGCGTCGTAAAGCTCCGCATCGGTGATTTCTTCAAGCGCTGTTTCTTGGGCGCTATCTGTCTCGTGATCGGCCATCAGTACACCCGTGCAATCATCGTGCAGTGCCAGTCATTCGACCAGCTTTGCCCTTGGTATTCTACCTCAGTGATGTAATACCCCCCATTGAAATCCCGTGATTGCAGCACGATTTTGCGGCCGGGCGTGAGTCCCGGAATGAGGAGCGATCGGATTTTCAAAATGCTCGAATCTTTCGGCTTGGGTGGTTTGGCCACCTTTTGCGCCGCGTTCGCTGCAAACTGCTGTGGGTTGCCCAGGCTCACAGTGGAATCGATCGACGCCTCGGGACTGCCGATAAGCCCCGTCTGAGGCGTCAACAGGATCGCGCTCAACCCCAGCGGTTGCCCCTTCTGAGCGATTTGCAGCGCCCCGCGTTGAATGCTCCACGTAAGTCCGATGGAGCGCAGGACCCGCGTCAGCGCCTGCGCAGCGTTACCGCTCAGCGTCATCGTGTGCGGTAGCGTTGCGCCGATACCAGCAATGTTCGCCGTCGCGGTGAAGTTGGCCGCGTTCCCCAGGCCTACGCCCATTGCTGTCGCAGCTTGTTGCAAGATGAAGCCAATCTGTGTGCCCTTCGCATAGCAGGCATTGATACGCCCCTCGCGGTGGGCGCGGCCCCCATCGTCGCCGCTCAGGACTGTTTTCCAGCCCGTGCGGTCGCGCTGCGATCCTACTTCGCGTAAGTCGCCGCTGAAAATCACCGACGTGTTATCGATATAGCCTGCTTCGACTTGCACAGGGATACCGACGATCTTGGACGACGTAGCGCCCTGCGGCCGGTTGCGCTTCAAGAGCTGCGCGCGATGATCGTCGTTAAGGTTCCACACCGTCAATACGCACTTATTAGGTTCCGCTTTAATCGTCGCAGTCGCACGAAATTCGATGTCCAGCGATGACACGTCAAGCGTATCAACTTGGACTTTCCAACTACGGCGAAACAGCGCGTCGCTCACGCAAACGCCTCAGGATTAGCGAACACGTCATCGTCGCTGGTAATGTACGTCAGTGGATAGTTGCCGTTCAAATCTGACGGCACGCTGAGATCCAAGTTGGTTCCTGCTAAATCGGAGACTTGTAGTAGCCCCTTTGGCAAGCGAGGATCTTTGAATTTGCGTAGTAGGTCAACGCCGCACACGAGGCGGATGAAGAGCGCGATCGGATTTTCATCCTGATCGTAGATATTCAGATAATAGCAATTCTCGCGCTTGCTCCAAATGAATCGGAACAGGTAGATAAAATCCTCGAGTTGGACGGATTGATCCCACTTCAAAACGCTGCCGTCTGACAGAGAAAAATCCGTCTCAGCGTCAATTATGATTACCAAGGTCCACCCCGAATAAGCCTTTGAGGATTGCGTGCGCGACGGTTTGCCGCACCTTCGCCGTCGTCGCGGCATCCGCCTCTTTGCCGGATTTGGCACCGTGATGCCTGGGCGCGATCTTCGCGGGCAGCGCAGCAACCGTCTGCGTCGTCACGAAGTTGATGTGTTGCAGGTCCATCGTGAAGCGCAGCACGTTTCCATTCTGCGCGTTGCGCGGCACAACGAAGCTGGTGCAAGCCATGTCCTCATACGTCGCTAACGTCGTGGTGACTGTGAAGACGCCTGCACTTTGGATCGCGTTGGCCAAATCGCCGAACACTGCTTTCACGCGGTCAAAGAACGCATCGAATTTAAACGCCGCGTAAGAGACTTTTTTCCCGCCCACCATGCGCGACACGGTTTGTACGCTGCCCGTGACTCCGTTCATGTAACTCGACACGCCGCCGATTGGTGTGTTGCTCACGATGCCTTCAATCGTGAGCCGTTGCGGAATGGGCCGGATGTGATCGGTGATGTCCGCGCCCGTCTCCACTTGATGCAACGTGACTTCGGCCGTCGTGGTGTGCTGCTCATTGATCGACGCATCCAAGATGAGCTGTCCGACGCCAGGGTCTTGCCCGCCAGTCGCGGGTAGCTGCCACGTCATCACCACGCGCTGAGGCTGCTTGGCGCTCACTGTTCCACCGCCTTACGCTGCCGCGTCGCGAGCGCTGCGCGGTTGCGTTCTTTGAGTACCTTGTGAACAGCTTGCCCCGCGCGCTCGCCTGCGATGCGGCCTAGTTTCTCCTCATCCATCCCAGGCGCGGGGTTGACTGTCATCGTCACCAGTGGCCCGCCCACATCCGCCCCCTGCGCAGCGAAGTCGAAGGGGGCCGGCGCAGAGGGGCCAAACTCGGACGGGATGCCCGGCCCGACGCGCGGCAGCGTGTTGGTGGGCCGCAGCTCTTTGGCGCGCGCCTGAATCAGCGCGTACATTTCATCGCGCGACACACCCGCGGGCACCTCTGTGACGCCCTCCCAAGGCTTGCCCACGGCCGCAGCGTTGACTTTCGCCTGTGCTTGCTTCTCCACGCTGGCGTTGGTTGCGTCGCTCCCAATCGCGCCGCCAACGACTTTCTTTGCAAAGGCGTATTCCTTCTCGCGGATACCAGCGGTCCAATTGGAAAACTGCGCAAGCTTGTCGCCGATGTCTCCCCACCGTTCCACGATGAATTTGAAAAAGCCCCACGTCTTTTCCACCCATGGCCACATTTCGCGGAAGGCTTCCGTAACGCCCTCCCACGCACGCTTGATATCTTTGACCACCTCGACGTGTGCATCTTTGCCAAAGATGCGATCGATGACGTCTCCGATCACGCTCTCATCACCGGTGAGCAAACCGACGAAGTCTTCAATGATGAGGATCAACGCAGCGATGGCTGCGGTGATGAGCAGGATCGGCGCGTTGGCGATGGCCATCGAAATGGCAAACGCTGTCGCTGCCGCTGCCAGTGCGCCGAAGGCTACTTCAAGAATGTGGCTGTTCTCTGCGGTTTCCTTCATCCACTTCGCGGCGCGCGTGAGGTAATCCACGAGCTTGGAAAGCAGCGGCAACAGCTTGATGAGCACGACGTTTTTAAACGCCGTCATGACGAGGTTCAACCGCGCTTGTTGTATCTGAAACTGCGCGCCCGCCTGAATAGCTTGTTGCGTGTAGCCGCCACCTAGTTCCTTGTACTGCGCCACAAGCTCAGCAAAACCCGCGCTGCCTTCTTTCAAGAAAGGTAGGAGTGCGCGCCCCTCGCGTCCGAAGATCTCCGTTGCAATGGCCGCTTGTTTGCTCGCGTCCGTCTGCTTTTGGATGCCATCGGCGACGGCCAAAAATAGATCGTCGGCGTTCTTATATTCATTCTTGAGCTGCCCTGTAGTGATGCCCAGTGCAGCAAACGCTTTCGTCTGTGAGGCGCTGCCTTGGATGGCCTCTTGTTGCATCACTTGCATGCGGCCCATCAGATGGAGCAAGCGATCCGCGTCGTCGCCCATGGCGCGACTAGCAAACTGGAATTCCTGCACGCGATCAGTTGTGAGTCCGAGCGCGTTGGCAGTGTCATCCAAGCGGTCAAGCAATTCCGCCTGAGCGTTTGCAAATTCGTAGATCTCTTTGATGGCGAAGGCTGCGGCGATGCCTTCAGCGACGCGCTGCACTTTCCCTAGGAATTTGTCGAGTTGGTTTTCGCCCTTCTCTAACTCTTTGGTGTCGACGCCAAAGCCAAAGACGGCAAGCAACTCGCGAATCGCGCCACTGTCATTTGCCATCGTCGGGCCGCTCCTGATCTTGCTCGATCGCGTCTAAGACGTCGTGCGCCTCGCAAAGCTGATCGAACGTCATCCCATCGGCTTCACGAGGCGACACACTGCCATGCATCGCCGCGTGAACTATGATTCGCCACTTGAAATTGATCCAGGGATCGAGGCTGGCGACGGCACTTCGCTTTCTTCCGTCGTCTCCGTCTCCTCCGCTGCGGCCATGCGCGCGCTGACTTCGGAGGTGATGCCAGAAAAAAAACTGGCGAAATTCACCTCAACGCAGAAGATGAGCCAACGGAGAAAAGGCATGTACCGTTGATTAAAGTGGACGTTGCGATCAGCGTCTTTGAGAAGCGAACACCATTTCGCGTCGTCGTTGAGGTAGCTACTCTGCGCACCAAATGCCTTTGCAAACGCGACCAGGTCATCCGTCTGCAACGTCGAAGGCAGCACGGACATGAGGCCCGCGCCCATGGCCACGAGTTGTTTTTTCTTCTCCGCGGCCGTCGTTGCTTTGCCCCCATCGCCCGCGCGCAGCGTAGCGGCCAACGCTGGCGCGGCGATGTCCATCAAGCGTTTGAGAATGGGCAACCCCTGAGCGAAACCGAGCGGCACCGTGCGATAGGTGACGCCATCAATTTCGCGCTCCGAAAACGGACTTTCCATTAGTTACCGGCCTCCTCACGGTCGCCATTGGCGACGTGGATTTCCCATTCGCGCGACTTCGCCGTGCGGTCCATCGACGCGGGCGGGATCTCCACAACCCAGCTCTCAGCGCCGAAAGCGATGCTGCCGCCAAGCGTGTCTTCCATCTGAAATTCGAACGTGATACCGGCGGGATCGTTCGCGTCGTCGTTGTGTAGCGACGTCAGCACGGGATTGCTCTGCGACGTCTGAAGCAGCTTGATCACCACCTTCAAGCGCTTATCACTCGTTTTGGAGCGCGCCACTTCACCGTCAGTGCCGACCACCTCATCAAAGGTGGGCGTCATCTGTTCCACGGTGATGAATTCGCCGTCAGCGAAGCCTTGAATAGCCACGCCACCGCAAGTGATAGACACCTGATCCGGGTTATATTTCGCCAAACGAGGGGGCATCGGAAAACCTCCGTTACAGACTGATGTTGCCGCGGATGATGACGGTCTGCACACCGCCCGCGGAGTAGGCCACGAAATTCAGACCGCGCATGATGCGGTTCTTTTTGTCCGTTGCAGTGGCCGACTTGGGATCGGGCACGTTCACCACAGGTTGCTGATCCACGTCATCACTCAAAAAGCCTGACGTGGTGAACGCCTGCAAGCTGGCGCGGACCTGTCCCGCCATGGCGCTGTAGCCCTTTCGCGTGCGCGGGATGCGCTTGCCCGCCTGCGCAGCCGCTTGCATTGCGGCGAAGATCCGCAACTGGATATCGCGCGTCAGCGCATCAATACCGCGCTGAATATCGATGAAGAGGCCCGAGGCGGCAAGCCCCGTCAGCGTCACGTTTTCGCCGAACACGCCCGACGCGTAGACGTTGCCGTTATTCGACACCGCGCCCTCGAGACTCGTAGCGGCGCTGATCTGATTCGGCGTGAGCGCATCAGCGGCGACCGCGGCCAAGTTGACGTAGGCCCACGTGTCGCTGCCCGCGTCGTTGACGAAACGGTTCGCCATGAGTGCGGTAGCACCGTAGTTGATCGGCGTACCGCTGTACTGCCCGTACGTGCGATTGTAGGCGCTGTTCTTGAACGTGTTGAAAATACCCTGACCCAGCGTCAAATTGTCGGTGTCCGCCGTCGTATACGCGTGCAGGCGCTTGTTGCTCTCCACCCACGTCGCGATATCGGTGATGTTGGCGACGCTCAGCCACGCGCCGCTCACGCCATAGAAATCACTGTCCACGAGGGCAGCGGCGGCAAGGTCAGCACTGGGCGTCGCAGAGGGCGTCACGTCGTGGTACACACCACCGTTCATGGCGGAGGGGTACCAAATGGCGCCCGAGGCGTTGACGGTGATATTGACCTGTGTGTTGTCCACGCCGTCAACGACAAGCGTCAAGCCGCTAACGACGATCGCAGCAAGCGCCGTAGCAACCTGCGCCGCGGTCTGAGCGACGATCGTGAGCGTGATAGGATGCGCCACGCCACTCGGATCCGTCAGCGTGAGGCCCACGACGCTGCCCGGAACGGGGCTCGCGTTCACCTTGAAATGGTGAACCTGCGCCACGCTCGTGGTGCCACGAATGATCTTGAATTTGTTGATGTGTGGATTTTGCGCCGCGCCCGCAGCCGCCATCAGATACAACGGATCGTTCACCGTAAAGCCATCGGTGAGCATGTCCGCCGGATCGAAGTAGGTGCGAATGCGATCCAGCCAGTGAGTGTGATATCCGATGTACGCGGGCGTATCCGTGCCCGGCAAGCTCGGCGCGTTGAGACTCGCCGAAATGCTGACATCGACAATCAGATCAGCGATTGCCATTTATTTACTCCTCTTTCACGTCGAAGTTGACCGCGATGGGCGTGCCGCCATCGGGTGTAACGGTGCCGCTGCCAATGACTTCGCCGATCCAACCGCCCGCATCCGGCGTAGTATCGATATCGTTATCCGCAGTGAGACAGAAGAAATCTGCCACATAGCGGTTTATCAATCGTCCTTCCTTGTCACGATAGGGAACGCGCTTTGTTCCACTCCAATCACTGATCGCGTACCACGGGGTAAGCTCTTCGATCGAAGTGGTGCGGCCTAATCGCGTCTTCAGATTCTCAAGAATCAACTGCGCGCTGCGCTTGTCGCCGATGTCTTCCACGATGCTTTCGACCGCGACCGTCAACGTGAACGTGCGTGGGCCGCACACGATCACGGTGACGTCGTTGGTTGCCCCACCCACGGTGCCCGCTGCGCTGTCGTCTTGCCGCTCTTCGTCTTGCCCAATCGTGTTGCCCAGCGTGATCGTCAATTCCGCGTGCGGATCTTGCGTCCACGCGCCGCCCTCTGCCTCATCGCTCCATCGCACTTGCGCGAGCGTGAGGCCCATAAGCCGCGCGAATAGCGGTGTGGAAGCGCGCTTGATACCGGCCCAGTCGATCACATCGTCACCGTTTTGCCGTCCACTTCGGCGCGGATGCACGCCACGATTTGCCCGATGGCGAAGAGGGGCGGATCTTCGCTGAGGCCCATCCGCTTGCGCTGACGCTTCGTGCTGTCCGCCAACGGCGCTAGCCCAGCCTCGCTAGTCGTGATCCATGCGCGCATTTCATAGGCCCATCGCGTGGCCAACAGCTCCACCGCGGTGGTGTCCCCGCGCATTTCCGCTTGCATCGCTGCTTTCATTTGCTTGCGGTTGCGTTCCGTGTTGCGGTCAAACCACGTGCGAAACCACGAGCGCATGGGCACGCCTGCGCCAAACTCATGCGCGAGCGCGACGTAAGCAACCGTCGCCTCGCCTTCCTCGCCCGTGTACTTGATGATCTTCTGTGCCCCATCCGCTTCGTTGATGCCCACGCGGACGTCGTGTTGCTTCACGCGTTTCGCTTGCTCCGTGAGTTTCGCCTTGACACGGGCCATCATGCGATCGTTTACAAAATACGTCGCGTTGACGGTTGCCTTGCCTGACGACTTCCCACGGCTCACGTGACGCGCGCTCCGCTGGACACGATGAGTTGCACACGACGCAGATCCGCGTCGTAGTTGGTTTGCCCCGCTGCGTTGGCTAGGTTCATCTTGCGGCCCCACGGCGTGAGCGCGAGGAAACGGGCAGCGTAGAGGAACGTGCCCTCTTGTTGCCATTTCCCCCACGGGCACAGCGGCGTGTACTGCTGTGCCTGCGTCAGCTTCGCCGTGATCAACACTGTCCCCGCGTCTTTGAATTCGGGGAACAGCGTCAAGAAAGTGGCCGCGTCGATCGCCATGCTACTTGCCCAGCGGCGGCAGCCCGCGGCGCGGCTTGCTCGCGCTCGCAGCGTTCACCGCCGCAATGCGCGCTTCCAACTTGGCAGCGACGGCCGGGCGCGTCTCCGTCTTGCGCCACGCGGTCAACAGCGTGACGTTCTCCTCGCCTTCCACGACGGTGAGCGCCGTGGCTTCATTGAGGCGATCGAGCGGGTCGATTTCCAGCTCATCACCCTGCGCGCCTTCGCTGATCGAAAGCCAGCCCTTGCGCAGCCACGTATTGACCTGGGAATTCCCCTTCACCTTGTCCCAATAGCCGCGATCAACGGCGGTCGCCTGGGGGCGCCCGTCCTTCTCACGCGGGGCGCTGGGCGGGATCGGCTTGCCGTCGTTGAGGCAGACGGCAGCCATGCCCGTGGGGCCTTCCACTCGCTTCATGGTATCAGGCAAGTGGAAGATCCGCGGCTGATTGTTGGTGATGAAAATAATATCTTTTTGCGCGTTCATTTTTGTTTTCCCCTATCCCCTTAGTAGCTCGGATACCACTTCGTGGTGGTCGGATCGAAACACATCGTGAGCACCTTGTTTTGCACCACAGTCGTCGCGAGCGCGATATTACCGGACGTCAAAGTAGCGCCCGGCGTCGCGTTATCGAAGATCATGTTGATGCAGCCCGAGCGCCCGCCGAATGGCGAGTTGATCGTGGCGATCTGCACAGTGCCCGTGACGTGGAAGGTGTTGCCGCCCGTGGGCGCGCTGATCGTCG